GGACGCCATCGAGCGCGCCTGGCGCGAGGGGCTGACACCCGATCCGCTGCTCACCGTGTCCGAATGGGCCGACAAGCACCGGGTGCTCTCCAGCAAGGCCGCCTCTGAGCCGGGCCGCTGGCGTACCAGCCGCACGCCCTACCTGCGCGAGATCATGGATTGCTTGTCACCCATGTCGCCGATCGAGCGGGTGGTGTTCATGAAGGGTGCCCAGGTCGGCGGTACCGAACTGGGCCTGAACTGGGTGGGCTATGTGATCCACCATGCCCCGGGCCCGATGATGGCGGTGTGGCCTACGGTCGAGATGGCCAAGCGGGCTTCCAAGCAGCGCATCGACGCGCTGATCGAGGAAAGCCCCGCCATCCAGGAGCGCATCGCTCCGGCGCGCAGCCGCGATTCGGGCAACACCATCCTCGCCAAGGAGTTCCATGGTGGCGTGCTGGTGATGACCGGCGCCAACAGCGCGGTGGGGCTGCGTTCCATGCCGGTGCGCTACCTGTTCCTCGATGAGGTCGATGGCTACCCGCTGGATGTGGAAGGCGAAGGTGATGCGATCTCGCTAGCCGAGGCGCGCACACGCACCTTTGCACGGCGCAAGATCCTGATCGTCTCGACCCCAACGATTGCCGGGGCCAGTGCGGTGGAGCGCGAGTTCGAATCGTCGGACCAGCGCCGCTACTTCGTGCCGTGCCCGCACTGCGACCACCGGCAGTGGCTGCGGTTTGAGCAGCTGCGCTGGGAGCGCGGGCAACCGGAGACGGCTGCCTACATCTGCGAGTCTTGCGGCCAGCCGATTGCCGAGCATCACAAGACCTGGATGCTTGAAAACGGCCAGTGGCAGGCCTGCGCTTCAGAACAGGCCGGGCGCACCGCTGGGTTTCATCTTTCCAGTCTCTACAGCCCGGTGGGCTGGCGCAGCTGGATCGAAATCGCCCGGGCCTGGGAGTCGGCGGCGATGGCCGATTCTCGCTCGGCCTCGGCCATCAAGACCTTCAAGAATACCGAACTGGGTGAAACCTGGGTCGAAGAGGGCGAGGCTCCCGATTGGCAGCGCCTGCTGGAGCGCCGTGAGGATTACCGTATCGGTAGCGTGCCCGCGGGAGGTTTGCTGCTGACTGCCGGTGCCGACGTGCAAAAGGATCGCATCGAAGTTTCGGTCTGGGCCTTCGGGCGGGGTAAGGCCGCGTGGCTGGTGGAGCACCGGGTGCTGATGGGCGACACGGCGCGAACCGAAGTTTGGTCAGCATTGGCGAAGCTCATGGGCGAGACCTGGACCCACTGCAGCGGTTGCCAGCTGAGTTTGGCGCGCCTGGGGCTCGATACCGGTTACGCCACCCAGGAGGCCTATGCCTTCGTGCGCAGCGTGCGCGATGCCCGGCTCATGCCGATCAAGGGCATTGCCGGTGGTGCGGCGCTGATTGGCACGCCAACGGCGGTGGATGCCACCGCCAGCGGTAAGAAGCTGCGCCGGGGCATCAAGGTGTTCCCAGTGGCTGGCGGCATTGCCAAGCTGGAGTTCTACAACAACCTGCGCAAAAGCGCCGAGGTGGCAGAAGACGGCATCACGCCGATCTACCCAGCAGGCTTCGTGCACCTGCCCAAGGTCGATGCCGAGTACCTGCAGCAGCTCTGTGCCGAGCAGTTGATCACCCGGCGTGACCGCAACGGCTTTGCCCACCGCGAGTGGCAAAAGATGCGCGAACGCAACGAGGCCTTGGATTGCTACGTCTATGCCCGGGCGGCGGCTGCGGCGGCAGGACTGGACCGGTTCGAAGACCGGCACTGGCAAGAACTCGAAAAACAACTCGGCACCGACCCACCAGTTGTTGCCAAACAAATCACAACCCCCGAGGCCACTCGAGAACAGCAGTTCGACGGTGGCCTTGTGACTTCTGGCAGTGCCAAACCCAACCCGCGTCGCGTGGTGAGAAGCCGATGGATGACCTGAACATGACCTACACACCAGAACACTTGCACGCCTTACGCGAAGCCCTGGCCAGCGGCGAGCACCGCGTGACCTACGAGGGCAAAAGCGTCGAGTACCGCAGCGTGGCCGATTTGAAGGCCGCGATCGCCGAAGTTGAAGCCACCCTAGCACGGGAGTCAGGTAACCGGAAATCCCGTCAGATCCGCGTCACCACCAGTAAGGCACTCTGATGACCTGGCTCAAAAATCTGCGTCGTCGCATGTTCGGTGACACGCCCGTCTACGACGGCACTGGTGGCGGGCGGCGCGCCCTGGCTTGGATGCCCAGCAACCCGGGTGCTGTCGCGGCCCTTTCGCTAGCCCAAGATGAACTGCGTGCCAAAAGCCGTGACCTGGTCAGGCGTAACGCCTGGGCGGCCGCTGGCATCGAAGCCTTTGTGGCCAACGCCATTGGCACCGGCATCAAACCGCAGAGCATGGTGCAAGACCAGGCCACCCGCGAAGCCATCCACAGCCTGTGGTGGGACTGGTGCGAGCAGGCCGATGCAGCGGGACTGACCGACTTCTACGGCCTGCAGGCACTCGCTACCCGGGCCATGCTCGAAGGCGGCGAAGCACTGATCCGACTGCGTTACCGCCGCACCGAAGATGGCCTGCCAGTGGCGTTGCAGATTCAGGTACTCGAAGCCGAGCACCTGCCAACCACCATGAACCGGGATCTGCCCGGTGGCAACGTCATCCGGTCCGGCATCGAATTCGACCGTATGGGTCGCCGGGTGGCCTACCACCTGTACCGTTCCCACCCCAATGATGGCTTGTTGGCACCCATGTCCAGCAGTACCGGTGGTGGCATGGACACCGTGCGGGTGGATGCCAGTGAAGTCATCCACCTGTTCCGCCCGCTGCGCCCCGGCCAGATCCGGGGCGAGCCTTGGCTCACCCGAGCGCTCGTCAAACTCAACGAGCTGGACCAGTACGACGATGCCGAGCTGGTGCGCAAGAAGACGGCGGCCATGTTCGCCGGCTTCATCACCCGCATGGCTCCGGAAGACAACCTGATGGGCGAGTCGGCGTCAGATGCCAACGGTGTAGCGCTCGCGGGCATGGAGCCGGGCACTTTGCAGATCCTGGAGCCAGGCGAAGACATCAAGTTCTCAGCACCGGCCGATGTCGGCAGTTCCTACGCCGAATTCATGCGCCAGCAGTTCCGGGCGGTGGCCGCTGCCATGGGCATCACTTACGAGATGCTCACCGGGGACCTGACGCAAGTGAACTATTCCTCGATCCGGGCGGGCCTGCTGGAATTCCGCCGCCGCTGTGAATCATTGCAGCACGGCGTGATCGTGCACCAGCTGTGCCGGCCGATCTGGCGCGCCTGGATGAATCAGGCGGTGTTGGAGGGTGCACTGGATCTTCCAAGCTACCGCAAAGACCGCCGCACCTTCCAGGCGGCCAAGTGGATCCCGCAGGGCTGGAGCTGGGTGGATCCGCAGAAGGAATTCAACGCCATGAAGCTCGCCATCCGGGCGGGCCTCATGAGCCGGTCGGAAGCCATCTCCGGCAACGGCTACGACGCCGAAGACGTGGACCGCGAGATCGCGGCGGACAACGCCCGGGCGGATGCGCTGGGCTTGGTCTTTGACTCCGATGCCCGGCATGACCAGATAGCCGCTGCACCACTCACCGACACCCCAGACGCGCAGCTCACGGATCCGCAGACCAGTGACCCAGAGGCCGCGCCACCCAACAACCAGGATCCCCAACCATGACTTACCTTGCCTCCCGCCTGTTCGGGACGCCCTTGCTGATCCACCGACCCAAGCTGGACGTGATCTTGTCGGTGGTCGGCCAGCGCATCGGCATGGCCGATGTTCCGGCCATGCCAGTCATGGACATGGCCATGTACCAACGACCACCCGCAGCGGCAGCTCCCGAGGGCATTGCGGTGATCCCGATCCACGGCTCTCTGGTCAAGCGCTCACTCGGCATGGAAGCCGCATCGGGACTCACGTCCTACGGCGAGATTGCCGCAATGCTGGACTCCGCCTTGGCCGATCCCCAGGTCAGCGGCATCTTGCTCGACATCGACTCACCCGGTGGTGAAGCCTCGGGCAGTTTCGAGTTGGCCCGCCGCGTGCGCGAGGTGGCTGTATTGAAACCCGTCTGGGCGGTGGCCAACGACGCTGCGTATTCGGCCGCCTATGCGATTGCCGCCAGCGCCCAGCGGCTGTTCGTGACCGAGACGGGTGGGGTCGGATCCATCGGCGTCATCGCCTTGCATGTCGACCAGTCGGTCAAGGACGCCAAGGACGGCTACCGGTTCACGGCCATCACGGCGGGCTCCCACAAAAACGACTATTCGCCACACGAGCCCTTGTCGGACACCGCAAAGACAGAGCTGCAAGGCGAAGTGGATCGGCTCTACGCCATCTTCACTGATCACGTGGCCGACATGCGCGGCCTGGATCTGGAC